CGCGCCCAACATCAAACGCCAGGCCGCGACGGTAAGCGACGCAGCCGCTGGGCGGTGGTCCGCAACACCTATCCAGAGCTGCGCACAACGACAATCAAAACCTGGCACCAGTGGGTGCCGTCAACGATAGGCCGCTGGATCGACGCCGGGCCACCCACCCACCACATCATGGAAGGTGAGCTTGATCTTGAGGTCATCTTCGTGTCGCTTGACCGGCCCGACGATATCCCGAAGATGCTGGGCATGGAACTGACCGGCGCTTGGATCGACGAGGCTCGCGAGGTGCCCAAGGCGGTCATTGATGGCCTGACGGGCCGTGTTGGCCGCTATCCGGGGCCAAATTTGGGTGGTTGCAGTTGGTCTGGCATCATGGCCTCGACCAACCCGCCTGACAGTGACCACTGGTGGTATCGCCTTGCCGAAGAGGAACACCCATCGGGCTGGGAATTCTATCGTCAGCCAGGCGGCCTTGATGAGCGTGCCGAGAACCTCGACTGGCTCAACCAGATTCCCGAGACGCTGACACTGCCGGAGGGCGACGAGACGCGCCGCCGCCAGGGCCGCGCGTACTACGAGCGCCAGCTCGCCGGCAAAGATCCCGACTGGGTTCGGGTCTATGTCAACGGCGAATATGGCTTCGTGCGAGATGGCAAGACCGTTTATCCCGAGTATCGTGACGCAGTGCATTGCCAGGAATTCTCACTGCTTCCTGGTCTGCCCATCCACGTAGGCATTGACTTCGGCCTGACGCCGGCGGCTGTGTTTGGGCAGCGGACAGTCATGGGCCAGTGGCGGTGGCACTCCGAGCTTGTGACCGAGGACATGGGTGCTGTGCGCTTTGCACAACAGTTGCGCCAAGTCATGCACGAGCGTTATCCTGACTGTGCCTTCGGCAACATCACGGGCGACCCGGCCGGCGACATTCGCTCGCAGACTGACGAGAAAACGGCCTTTCAGATCCTTCGCGCTGCCAATATCCCGGCCCGGCCCGCTCCGACCAATGATTTCATCAAGCGCCGCGAAAGCGTGGCGGTTTGTTTGGGGCGTTTAATTGATGGCCAGGCCGGTTTGATGGTGCATCCGCAATGCACAATTTTGCGCAAGGCGATGGCCGGCGGGTACAATTACAAGCGGGTCCAGGTGACCGGCGAGGAGAAGTACCGCGACGTCCCCGACAAGAACAGGTATTCGCACGTCGCCGAGGCGGGCCAATACATGATGCTCGGTGCCGGCGAGGCCCGTACTTTGGTGAAACGCTTCCATCCTGTGAAGCGCCAAACTTTTGCCTCCTCCGACTATCCCATTATGTGAAGGAGAATACCCATGGGCGCATTTTTTGGCGGCGGCGCAAGCTACAAGCCACCTCCTCTGCCGGCACCGCCGGCTCCACCGCCAGTGCCAACCATCGACGCGGCGCGAGCTGCGAGGTTGAAGGCGGACCAGCAGGAGGGCAAGCGGGGCCGTGCGTCGTCAATCCTGACGGGTGAAGAGGGCCTTCGTCTCGGTGCCGGCATGCTGGGCGAACGGCGCAGCAAGCATAGTAGAGTATGGACCTGAACCCCTGTTCATCGACTATCTCGCCTTTCTAAGTTAGAGGAAGCCATCATGGCGGCCGGCACAGAAGATCGCGCGGAAGAGATCCTTCGGCGCCTGGAGCGGATGCAGACAGACCGCTCTGTGTTCGAGGACCATTGGCGGGAAATCGCCGAACGTGTTTTGCCACGCTCAAATTGGTTCCAGGTCTCCCGTTCCGCCGGGGCCAAGAACAGTGACAAGGTTTTTGACGCGACCGCCGGCCTGGCGCTTGAGCGGTTCGCAGCGGCAATGGAATCAATGCTCACGCCGCGCACCCAGCGATGGCATCGGCTGCGCGCCTCTGACCCTTCCCTGGCCCAGTCTGTGGACGTTCAGCAATGGCTCGACGAGGTAACCGGCCTTCTGTTCGATGTCCGTTACGCGCCGAGGGCGAATTTCGCCAGCCAGGTCAACGAGTGCTACATGAGCCTTGGAGCGTTTGGGACCGGCGGAGTTTTCGTGGATGACGCGCTTGGTCGCGGGGTGCGATATCGCGCTATCCACCTCTCGGAACTGTTCATCGCCGAGAACCATCAGGGTATGATCGATACCGTCTACCGCAAGTTTCAGATGACCGCGCGCCAAGCTGCGCAGAAGTGGCCAGCCAGCAAGCTGCCGACCGAAATCACGACCGCAGCCGAGAAGTTCCCTGACCGCGATTTCGAATTCGTTCATGCTGTGCAGCCAAACTCCGACAAGAAGCCCGGCCGCAGGGACTATCGCGGCATGAACTTCTACAGTTGCTACATTTCGCTGACCGGCCACCAGATTCTTTCAGAAGGTGGCTACCGGACGATGCCCTATGCCATCGGCCGCTATGTGGTCGGTCCCAAGGAGATCTATGGCCGCTCGCCGGCAATGACGGTGCTGGCCGATGTGAAGATGCTCAACGAGATGAGCAAGACCGTGATCCGCGCTGCGCATAAGATTGTTGATCCTCCGCTCTTGTTGCAGGAGGACGGCGCGTTGCAGGCGTTTGATCTCAGACCTGGTGCGCTGAACTACGGCGGCGTGAGCGACGCGGGCCACCAAGTGGTGCTCCCGCTCCAGACCAATGCGCGCGTGGACATCGGCCTGGAGATGATGGAACAGCGCCGGCGCGTCATCAACGATGCGTTCCTGGTCACGCTGTTCCAGATCCTGGTTGAGAAGCCCTATATGACGGCCACCGAGGCCATGCTGCGGGCGCAGGAAAAGGGGGCGTTGCTGGCCCCCAGCATGGGCCGCCAGCAATCCGAATTCCTGGGTCCATTGATCGAGCGCGAAATCGACATCTTGAGCATGGCCGATGCACTGCCGCCCATGCCGGATGAGCTGCGGAACGCAGGCGGCATGGTGGACGTTGAATACGTCAGCCCGCTCAACAGAGCACAAAGGGCCGACGAAGGCATGGCGATTCTGCGCACCATCGAAAGCGTCGCGCCCCTGGCGCAGATTGATCCTGGGGTGCTCGACGTCTTTAACCCTGAAGCGATTGTGCGGGAGCTTGCCGAAATCAATGGTGTGCCAATGAAGGTGCTGCGCTCCAGGGAGGAGATCCAGTTGATGAAGGAGCAGAAGAACCAAGCCGCGCAGGCCCAGCAGTTGCTTCAGGCGGCCCCGGTGGTCGGCGAAGTGGCCAAGAACATGGCGCAGGCGCAGGCTATCGCCGGGGCCTCGTCCATGGACCGCCCCGTTCAGGCCACCGGTTGAGCGTAATGCATCGCCATGATTAACCGTCTCATCGAGAAAATCATGCGCAAGAAACTCGCCTACAAGCGGGTGTTTCTGGATGGCGACGGCAACCTTGGACCGGAGGCCAAGGCGGTGTTTGACGACCTCAGAAAGTTTTGCAGGGCAACGAGTTCGACGGCGATGGTTTCGCCGATCAGCAAGACGATTGACCCGCTGGCGATGGCGATGGCAGAAGGCCGTCGCGAGGTCTGGAACCGTATCCAGGCCCATTTGTATGTCAACGATAAGCAGGTGTTTGGGCTCCATGAGGGCTCGTATGATGACCAGACAGAAAGGTAAATGAGCATGTCCGAAGCAGGACACGGGTCGGCCCTTTTGGCCGGCAACCCGGCCAGCGCACCCGCCGCCGCCGGAAACGCAGGTCCAGCAGCGGAGGCGGTTGCTCCTGCTGATAATGGCGCCGTCAGCAACCAGGCCGCCACCGCAACAGGCGCGTGGTACGACCAGATTCAGGATGCGGATCTGCGGGGCTATCTGCAAAAAAAGGGCTGGAAAGAGCCGGCCGATCTTGCAGTCGGCTACCGCAATCTTGAGAAGCTGGTCGGTCAGGACAAGCTGGTGATGCCCAAGGGCGAAGCCGACACCGATGGCTGGAACCGTGTTTACGAAGCTCTGGGCCGCCCCAAGACGGCCGACGGCTACAAGTTGCCGGTGCCGGATGGGCAGGACGGCGACTTCTCCAAGCAGGCTGCGTCGAAATTCCACGAGCTGGGGCTGACCGGCAAACAGGGCACGGCGCTCGCTGAATGGTGGAACAGCGTCCAAAGCGCCGCGACCGAGCAATATAAGACCACGATGGCGCAACGCTCCGATGCCGACATCACCGAACTCAAGGGCGAATGGGGCCAGGCATGGGCCGAAAACGTCGAGCTTGGCACACGAGCCGCCAGGGAATTTGGCCTGTCCCGCGATGTCCTGGCCAAGATGGAAAGCGCCATCGGCACCAAGGCACTCATGCAGCTCTTGAGCCGCATTGGCCGTGGGCTGATCGAGCACGATTTCGAGGGTGGGCGGGCGACCAATTCGTTCGGAATGACGCCAGAAGCCGCCAAGTCGCGGGTTCGTGATCTGTTAAAAGATACAGACTGGTCCTCAAAATATCTGAAGGGCAGCGCTGATCACTTTAACGAAATGGCCCGTTTGATGGCCCTAGCCAATCCTACGGCTGAATAGGCATTGCCGTGTTAGAAAAAAACCGCGTGCAAAATCGTCTAATCAGATTAGAATGTTTGAAATTGGCATCTCGCCCAACATTGGCGCCGACCGATATCATACAAGCGGCCGCGCTGTATCTTGAATGGGTAGATGTCCAGATCCCGACAACCCCCACGTTGGGGCCGGGTGGCGGCTTGAAAGAAAGCAGACTGGCCCCGCGCAATGCGGACAAGCCCTCCATCGAAATTACTCACCTTAAACCTAGGAGGGTTTAACCATGTCGTTCAATGTCACCACAGCGTTCGTTCAGCATTACGCTACGAACGTCGCTATGCTTCTCCAGCAGCAGGGCTCTCGCCTTCGCAGTTGCTGCGCGAATTACTCATTCACCGGCAAGGCTGCGAGCATGGCCGAGCAGTTCGGCTCTGTATCTCCGGTGCGCAACCAGTCCCGTCATTCGGACACGCCACTCATCTCTACGCCCCAGGACAAACGATGGATCTACCCCAACGACTACGATTGGGCCGATCTCATCGATGACCAGGACAAGCTGCGGATGCTCATCGATCCTGCCGGCCCGTATGCCATGGCCGGCGCTTGGGCAATGGGGCGGGCCATGGATGACGAGATCATCTCTGGTTTCTTCAACAGCAACAATACCGGTGAAAATGGCACTGCGGCCACGGGCTTGCTGTCCGCCTTCAATGGCGGCAGCCAGGCCGTTGCCGTCGCAACCGGAGCGGCCAGTAACACCGGCCTCAACATCGCCAAACTGCGCGCGGCGAAGAAAATCCTGTTGGCAGCCGAGGTTGATGTAGACAACGACCAGTTGTTCTGCGTCATGACGGCTCGCCAGCATGATGATCTTCTCAATGAAGCCCAGGCGATCTCGCTCGATTACAACACCACTCCGGTGCTCGTGAACGGCAAGATCTCCAGCTTCATGGGCTTCAACTTCATTATTTCCGAGCGTATCCCAGGCGGCGCTAACTTCAACACCGCCATCAACTCCAGCGTAACCGGCTATACTACCGGTTCCCAGTGGATGGTTCCGTTCTGGGCAAAGAGCGGAATGGCCCTTGGAATGTGGAATGACGTGCAGACCTCCGTTGATCGCAGGTCGGACAAGCGGAATTCCTACCAGGTGTACGTCACCGGCACCTTCGGTGGCGCACGCCTGGAAGAAAAGCGCTGCGGTTTCATTACTTGCGTCTAAGGAGGGAAACCAATGGCACAATATCTGTCGAACGAACTGGCCGGCACCACAACCGGCACCACACAGGCGTCGGCTGTTGCCGCAGGCTATAGACCTTCGGCTTCAGTCTACGGCGCTCGCACCAAGCGTTTACGAGCCACGATTACCCTGGCGGCCCAGACCACCAGTGATACCCTCCTGTTTGGCGTTCTGCCAACAGGTGCGACATTCGCCTTCGGTGTCCTGAACACAGGAACGTCGCTTGGCTCTTCTACGCTTGCGATTGGTATTTCCGGCACTGCCGAAAAATACCGCGCCGCCGCCGCGTTTACCGCAACGAACACGCCGACGTTCTTTGGCGTGATGACCGCTGTCTCGGCAACGTCGCCACTGTCTGCGGAGGAAAACGTGATCGGAACCATTGCGGCCGCCAATCTCCCATCCTCTGGGACACTGGTGGTCGATCTGTACTACACGATGCCTAACTAACGAACCTGGGGGGGGCGGGGCAACCCGCCCTCCCTTCAACTCAGAGGAGCGAAACCATGGCCTATTTTTTCGGGGTGAACGCAGGAGCTGGCGCGGCTGGCAACGTCGTTTCGCAGTCGTCGACGACCTCCCGCGATATCGAACTCGTCATCAACACGAACGCCAATGTCCCATCGAAGATGGATCTTGTCGTCGCGGTGGAAAAGCTGCTGATCTTTATCCACAGTAACGGTAAGGTCTGGTCCTAGAGTCTCTCCATGGCTTCTGTCATAGACGTTGCCAACCGAGCCCTTACCAAGCTGGGGGCCGCGCGCATCACCTCGTTGCTGGACGACAGCAAGCAGGCCCGCGCGGTCAATTCATGCTTTGACGATTTGCGCGACGCCGAGCTTCGGCAGAACCGCTGGTCGTTCGCTATCAAGCGCGTCCAAGTGGCAGCTCTCGCCGACGCACCGCTCTACGGTTTTGAACATGCCTATGCTCTGCCTACGGACTTTTTGCGACTAGACATGGTGGGCGAGGATTACCCCCCTGCCGATCTGGCGGATTATCGCAACTCCGAGGATGTTGACTACGTTGTCGAGGACAACATGGTCCTCACCAATTTGTCGTCGCCGCTGTCAATACGATACGGCGCGTCGATAGCCGATCCGCAAAAGTGGGATGCGCTTTTCCGTGAGGTTCTTGCCTGTCGTCTGGCGGTGGAACTCTGCGAAGATCTCACTCAATCAAGCACCAAGCGCGAATTTGCCTGGGAGGAGTACAAGAACGCCATCGTGGTGGCAAGGCGGGCATCAGCAGTCGAGCGGCTCCCGGCCTCCATACCAGACGACGCTTGGATTTTTTCGAGATTATGATCCATGGCGCGGGCATCACCGATCCGCGCGGCGTTTAACGCAGGCGAACTTTCGCCTCTGCTGGCCGGCCGCGTTGACCAAAATATATACGACCAGGGCGGACAGGTCTGCGAGAACTTCATCCCAACCGTCGGTGGGCCGGCTGTGCGGCGCGCCGGCACCAGGTATGTCGCCGAGATCAAGAACTCGGCCAATCGCACATGGCTGGCGACATTTGAGTTCAACGTCAGCGAGAGTTACGTTCTGGAATTCGGTGACCGCTACCTCCGGTTTTTTACAAACCAAGCGCAGCTTACTACCAGCAATGTCGCCGCCTATAGAACGGCCGCGACCGTCACGCTGACCATTGCGTCGCCCGGCGTCGTAACCTGGAATAGTCATGGCTTGGCGAATGGCGACCGAGTTGTGCTCACCACCACCGGTGCGCTGCCGACCGGCCTGACGGCAGGCACGGCCTATTATGTGGTCAGCTCCACGACCAACACCTTCCAGCTAGCCGCGACCGCCAATGGCAGTGCGATCAACACCAGCGGTGGGCAATCAGGAACGCACACGGGCGCCAAGTACTACGCCATCGGCGATCTGGTGGCACTCTCGAACGTCAACTATTACTGCATCGCCACGCACAGTGGCTTCGTGCCGCCCAACGCCACCTACTGGTATGCGCTGACCAGCAACATCTACGAGATCCCGACACCATACCTCGTGGCCGACCTCACCGACGCGACCGACGGCACGTTCGTGCTCGATATGGTGCAGACCGGCGATGTGATTTACATCGCTCACAAGAGCTACCCGACCTACAAGCTAGAACGCTATGGCGCGACCAAATGGGTACTTACCCAGGTCGCGTTCAAGAACGGGCCATTCAAGGATCTGAACACGGACAAGAACATCACGGTCTACGCCAGCGCGACGAGTGGCTCTGTCACGTTGACGGCTTCCCAGTCGCTGTTCTCGGCGGACATGGTGGGCTCGATCTTTTACATGGAGCCGCAAGACCTGTCGCTTATCAAGCCGTGGGCCGCAGGCCAGGAATTCAAAACCAACCCGCACCAGGTCTATCGCCGCTACAACGGCATTACCTATCAATGCGCGACGAACGGGACACCGTCCGCCGGCAAGGTGTGGCGCACTGGTGGTGACGCGCCTACGCATACCTTTGGCACGCAGGCCGATGGCGACGGCAATGCCAAGGAAGGCACGGTTGTCGAGCGCGAAGGTTTGGACTGGACGTTCGTGGACATCGGCACTGGCTATGTGACCATCACCGCCCTTACCACCGCGACGCAGGTCACAGCGACGGTGACCGGCGACTTCCCACTGCCGCTGGGCGTTGTGGGTTCTGGTGCCGCCACGTACCGCTGGGCGAACGCCTCGTTTTCAGCGGTCGAGGGCTATCCATCAAAGGTTACCTTTTTCCGCGAGCGCCTTGCCCTGGCCAAGGGCCAAAGGCTGTATTTCAGCGTGTCCGACGATTTCGAGAATTTCGCGAAAACCGACACGTCCGGCAACGTGGTTGCGGATCGGGCGATCCAGTTGACCATGACGTCCGAACAGACGAACCGCATCGAGTGGCTCATGTCATCCCAGTCGCTGCTCATCGGCACCGCCGGCGCGGAATTTGCCTGCGCCGAGAACTCCAGCAGCGAAGCGTTCGCGCCCGATAACGTCAAGGTCGAGCAGCAGACATCCGAGGGGTCGAGATCCTGCAAGCCCGTGAGGGTGAACTTCTCGGTGCTGTTTGTTCAGCGATCCGGTCGAAAACTTAAAGACCTCTACTACGACATCCAAAAAAACGGCTATGTCACGGCCGACCAGACGATACTCGCGGATCACATAACGCTGGGCGGCATTCAGCAGCTCGCGTGGCACAGGGAGCCCTATGTCGCGGCGTGGGCCGTTCGGGGCGATGGAACCCTGCTGGGCTTCACGTTCAACAAAGAGAGCGAAGTTTTGGCCTGGCACCGGCACATTCTCGGCGGCTCATTCTCGGGCGGCCAGACCGTGGTCGAGAGCGTCGTCGTCATACCGTCACCCTACAAGGATCGCGACGATCTTTGGCTGATCGTCAAGCGCACGATTAACGGCCAGACCAAACGCTACATCGAATGGCTGGAGCGTGAATACTGGTTCGGCGATTCACAGGAGGACTGTTTCTATGTGGACGCCGGCATCACCAAAAGTGTCCTGGCCGGCACCGCCACCGTCACTGGCCTGTCGCACCTCAATGGCCAGACGGTCCAGGTTCTTCTGAAGGGTGCGGCCCATCCTGACCGCACCGTTGAGAACGGCCAGATCACACTGGCACTCACCCACAGCACAGACACGATTGCGCAGATCGGCTTGGCCTGTCCGGCTACATTTCAGACCAACCGCATCGAGGCTGGCGCGGAGGACGGCACCAGCCAGGGCAAGATGAAGCGCATCAGCAAGGTCGTGTTTCGCTTTCTCAACACGCTGGGCGGGTTCGCCGGCCCTGACGTGAACAATCTGGACGAGTTTCAATTCCGCTCAAGCGCGGATGCGATGAACGCGCCGCCGGCGCTGTTTACCGGCGACATGATGATCGAGTGGCCGAACGGCTATGATTCCGATGGCGTCATTTTGTTGCGTCAGACGCAGCCGCTACCAATGACGCTGGTTTCGATCATGCCGCAACTGACGACCTTTGATCGCCAATGATGATTGAGCCGTTTCATCCTGAGCACCTGGAGCGCCTACTCTTGCAACCCAGTCAAGCCATGCTGCAACCGGCTCTGGCCGATAGGCAATATGGCGAACACCTGTACTCCGGTGGCCCGGCGTATACTGGTCTGGCTGGCGATCAGGTGATCGCGTGCATCGGGCTGTTTGAAATGTGGGAGAACCGGGCCTACGCCTGGGGGCTGATTGCCAAGGAGGCCGGTCCTCATTTCATACATATCACCAAGGCAGTCTTGAGGGCCATGGAGATGCATCAGTTCCGCCGCATCGAAACAGCCGTTCTCTGTAATTTCACGCAGGGGCATCGCTGGGCGCGCCTCCTTGGATTCAAGCACGAGGGTACAATGAAATCCTACACGCCGACCGGCGAGGATTGTGAACTATATGCGAGGGTGCCATGCAATTCACGCCGGTAGCGATGAAACAACTGCTGATCGCCTCAACAGCAGTGAAGACAATAGGGACATTGATGGGAGCCAGCGCGACCGCGCAGGATCTACAAAACCGCGCTGCGGCGTCGCGCTATAACGCCCAGGTTCAGGAGAACGAGGCGCTGATTGCGGATATGAACATGAGGGCCGCCGGGGAGCAGGCGGCCAGGAAAGAGGAAATGCAGCGGCGGCAGATTGCCATGCGGCACGGCATGGCGAGGGCCGGTCTGGCGCAATCTGGCACCGCCCTGGGATCGGGCAGCAATCTTGACATCATCAGGCAAAGCGAAATCGCCAACGAACTCGACGCCCTGACTATTCGATACGAAGGCGCGCTTGACAGCGCCAGTTTCTTCAACCAGGGCCAGAACCTCCGGTCACGGGCGCAATTGTCGTCTATGGATGCCGCGAAGTACAACGAAGCCGCCAGAAGCACGAGGATGAGCGGCCTTGTCGGCGCCGGGGCCGAAATTTTGGGTGGCTATAAAGAAATACACCCATATCTGGATAGACCCAAAACGCAAGCAACCAAGGGTCTGGCTGCCGAGGAGATGGCGCATCGCCGACTTTGGCAGCGCCGGCGGCGTCTTAGGCCGCAAGGGGGCAAATAATGCCTATCAAGATCCCTCTTTATGAATCGCAGCGCGAGCCGCGAGGCGGTGTGGAAAGCAGACAAGCGCCCGTCGCCGATCCGCCGATAGTGCCTGCTTATCTTGGCGCGGCACTTCGGGATGTCGGCGCTGCCGGCCAGGATCTACACAGGCAATTGCGCGAAACATATAAAAATGACCGTGTAGCCATTTTTAGTCACTGGTTATCGCAAACTGAAGTCGATATGCAAAACGCGGCGACTAATGAGGCTGACGGCCTCAACCCAGATGATTTGGCCCAGGTGGCAACGCCTGATGGCACAGGTTCGGAAGGGTGGGCAGGCAATTATCTTACCCGGACGTTCGCTCCATTAGACCATGCTGTCGACGCCGAACCCGACCCAGTTGTGCGGCAAATTTTTCAGGGATTGGCTGACAACACCAAGGGGAGGGTGGCGGATAAAGTTTATGAACTTGAAACCGGTGTGAGGGTTGCAGGTCAAACCGCTTTACTGACCAAAACTCAAGACAACCTTGTAAAATTGGTTGTTAATGGGACTATGTCTTGGAAGGATGCGTTTGCACAACATCAGTTAGCAATTGCAAATTCTAACCTTCCTCCAATGGATAAGGTTGTTTGGGCCGATAAAAGCAAGACACAAATGCTAATCGCAGCGTGGCTTCGCGTTACGGAGTCTGCAACTCCATCACAAATCCAATCCATATCAGATTGGCTCCGTTTGAGCCTAGGTTGGCTGACGGCTGGTACTACGCCAACGGCTGGTACTACGCCAACGGCTGGTACTACGCCGACGGCTGGTACTACGCCGACGGCTGGTACTACGCCGACGGCTGGTAGCCTGTCTGACGGCCAATACAATCCGACATACGCTACACAATATTATGCGGCGGTTGCTAGGTTAGAAACTGGTGGCCATAGCGATCCGTTACACGCTCAATCGCCCACATCCACCGCCTACGGGCCGTATCAAATTACCAAGGATACGTGGAACCAGATACACCAAAATGTGCCAAATTTCCCCGCCTGGGATAAGCGCGAAACACTTACTCAAGACCAGGCCATAAACGGGATGGCTTGGTGGACAGCCAAGCTCGCGACGGAGATGACCAATTATCTCCACCGATCCCCATCTAATTGGGAAATGTATCTTGCGCACCATTTTGGCAGTCCTACAGCGTTCCGACTTATCAGCGCAGTAGACAATAATCCTGACAACAAACAAATTTCCCTGTCCGAACTCAAAGATGATGACGGCCGATTGGTGCTTACGGCCAAGGTGTTGGCCGCAAACACCCATTTGAAGACAACGACCTATGCCAACCTTGAGAAAAGGTGGGACGACGCATACAACGTCACTCCTGCGGCTCAACAGAGGCGACCTACGGCCGGTCATCCTGACTTTACGCAAGCGCATGGCGCGGCTCGACCTGGAGAAGCGCGCGCGGAGATACCGGAAGAAAACGCCGAATTGGAGAACACCCTTGCCGACTTGACGGCGGCCTCACCCATGTCCGTACTTTCTACGGTGATAGAGGACCTGGAGAAGCGCATAAAACGCACCGGTATTGCCAATGATCAAACGAGGGACGAAATAGACGGCCAAATGGCGAGCGCTTTAGCTGGGGTTTCTCGGGCTGAGGATTCATTTTTTACCTTAGAAACATTTCAGGCAATTTATTCTAATCCTGATGACGCAAACCATCAATATAATAAATACAAAGAGGTCATGGATGCCGGGGCTATAATTGCCGCCATGAAAAACAGCACAGATAGGGAAAATGCAGAAGCTCTGCGCTCTTACTGGAAAAAGGTATATACCGACGATGCACTAATTGAAACTAGAGAAAAAATATATGAAGCCATGAATAACATGGCTACAAGCCTATACGAACAACGAAGCCAAGATCCTGTTGGCACGGCCGTGGAAAATGGAAATCTTGAAGTATTTAATTATGACCCAACGACCTTTGGCGCCGAATTAAGTAAGCGTTTTATGATGGTGCGGTTGTTAAACGAGCGGGGGCAGGGGCCATATCAAATCCCTCCCAATACCTATTTCTCCCTCGCCGAATTGGGAATGATTCGAAACCAATGGGATGCCCTCACAACGCCCGATGAACAAACGGCGATGTTGCGATTAATCGCTAATAGCGCCGTAGCAGGCGTAGCAGGCGGCGACGCACGCCTTTCTGCAGTGGTTTGGAACGATGCGTATATTAAACAAATTAATGGGGTATTTACCCAAATTTTTGGTGACGACGCCGAGGCGTTTACAAAAGCTATTGAGTTGCTCAGGCCAAGACCTGGCCCAGGTGGGAGATTTAAGGACCAAGAGGGTAACTTAGTGGCGAATTATCGGTGGCTCCCGCCCTCGACGGAAAATATTACCCTGGCCAACCAGATAATTCAGGGCGTTTTCCTTAGCCGCCATGGCGGTGATGGAAATGAAAAAACGCTTGGCAGTAATGCATTCAATAAGACGGTCATAAACGAGGTGCGAGAGAACTTTTCAAACTCGTGGAATTGGATGGAGTGGTCTCCACAGGCAAAGGAAGCGGCTACGAGACAAGTGTATGCTTGTGCGTTAGCTCGGATAAACCAACACCAAGAGAGCTTGGAGGCCTCTGAAGTGGAAGACGTGCGAAAAGTGGCTATAGAGGGGTGCACCACCGACATCATCGGCACACCAGAGGAAGGCCCCCAGGGGGTGCCGATGCTTCTACCAACTGGGGCAGATGGCGACGCCATTTCCATGGGGGATACAAAACGAATCCTTGAAGGGCAGCTATTGCAAAGCTGCGGCGGATCCAAAGAGGAATGCGACAAACTTGATATTTCCACGGACCTAGATGACTACCGCGTTCTCACCCTTCGTCCCGGCGTATATTTTTTGAGTACCAATAAAGGTGTTGATTTTTATAAAGGCCGAGGCCGCGATCCGGTGCTTTTCGACATTAGGGCGGAAGCCAGTGGGGTTGGTATCGTGCCGCCCGTGGTGGGGGGTGTGGGGTGGCGGGGCGGCCGCCAGCCTCTGGGCGGCGGTGGCGGTGGCGGCGAGGGCCTGGCGGGCGAGGGCGAGGGCGAGGGGGTGGACTGGTCGGCCATGCAACGGCTGAAGATGAACGTGGCGGGGCAGGGAGGAGATCAAAAGAATGGTTATCCAGACGGGTCACGTCAGGACGAGGCCGCCGACGATCAATCTTTGTTGGACAGCATCGTGTCGGTTTTTGGGAGTAACGAGTCGCCGGCTGCCAAAGATCAATCCGGCCAACCGCAGGCCACGGTGAATGAGGAACCCGGAACAGGTCAGCAGGGCGAGGCCGCCGACGCTCCCGCCGATGTCGTAAATATGGCCGAGGAAGACCGGCGCCGCTTCGGCTTATCTGACCCAGATCGGCAGGCTGCCGAAGATCCATCATCAATCGATTTGGGCTGGGGTGAGCGCCTCGACGGCACCTTCAAGGGCAATGGATATTTTGGGCCCCAAAAAATGACAGACGGGAGCGGGACGGTAGCAACCGAGATTTCAATCGGTGTGGAGTTTGACGGAGTGGAGACACTAATCCCGACGATGGTGCCTACCTTAACCCGGAAAGAACTTGATTTCCTGCTGGGCGGTGGACGGCCGACCGACCAGATTGTCAAGAAAGCCGTCGAGTTTGCACGGCAGCGCATCGAAAAAGGGTTGTCGCCTTTCGCCGCTTTTGGCGAACAGTATCCGCTACCGGACGAGTATAAACCTGCTGATTGGAACGAGAAAGCCCCGCCGTCAGAGATGTTCTTGGAAGGGGAGATCAGGGCGGAGCAGAGCAGGGAAGACGAGTTGCAGGCCCGGTATAAAGCAGTATGGGATAACGTGGTAAACATGGTTGGAGAGCCAACCGCCAAGATTATAAAACGCGCCATAGAGACGAGCGTGGCTGAAAAGCTCGCGGCTATTAATGAACCACCCGATCCGAAAGAGGTTCAGGCTCTGGTTGAAGCGGGGCAGCCTTTTGCCGGTCATCCTGACTTTACGCCGCGCGAGGCTGCCGAATGGGGCAGACCTGGTCTCGGGCCGCTACCGGAAGCGGCGGACCTGCTCGGTGAGCAAATGAATGATTTGACAGCCGCGTTCGAGGGGGTTCTTGACAAACCGTATGAACAAATAAGCCGGCCGCCATTTGGAGAGACAAGAGATGAAGCGATGTCGCGGTGGCTGAATGACGCCATTCAGAAAGCACCCGCGCTGCGAAAAACCGCAGCTAAGGTGCTTGAGGAAGGGCGTGGGGATAGCAGAGAGAAGGCCATCATAAGGACTAGGGCTAAGCTCGCAATTGATTTAGCCAACAGAATAGATGCGGTGACGCGGCATCCTGACTTTATGACGCCATCGGATATCTGGAAAGCTCGCGGGGAACGAGAACGGGAACGAATAATGAGCGACTGGAAAGCCCTCGTCAAGGCAATTAAAAGGTGGATTGAAAAGCGTAAACAAATGGTGCGAGAGCAAGAGTGGGCAACGAACGTCTCGACCCCAAAGTACTGAATGGAACCTGAAGGGAAAGCGTTAGGTTGGCCGTAGTAGGTCGGCGGACGAAGAGGTTTCACTATGTCCACTATGGCGTGGATTTACGAGAAAGAGGACCGTGATTATATTGCGAGGCTATCGAGTACCATGCCCCATGACCGCTCCTATAAATGGCGGTTTTGGAGTGATGTTGCGGCGGCGGGCACGGGCTTGCTTGCGTTCCACAATAACGCTGCCATTTTTGCCACCGAAACCGGCATTCCACTTTTTAGCGATTTGGCCATGGCAGGTGATCGGTGGCTCGATGATCCTTCAGAGCCGGGAGACGCTGGTCCCCGTGGGGAACAGAAGTTCCAATTGTGGGAACAACTGCAAGGAACGAGGAGCTTTGGTGAGCGGAGCACGCGGCAATTAAAAAAATGGGCTCATTATTTAGAGCCAAGCCCCTATTCGACCGGTGTGGTGGGGCATTTCGCGCACCAGCTCTTTAGAATAGCGCCGGTAATCGCCATCGGTGCACTCACAGGGGGAACAGGGGCCATCGGGCTGGGGGCCACTGCAGCCGGCGTGGCCGCCTCTGAGGGCCATGCGCATTACCAGAAGTGGCTAGAAAGTGGCGTTGACAAGGAGACAGCAAGGAAACTCGCCGTTATCGATGGCCTCGTTGCAGGAGCGGGCGTTGCGTTGCCAGTTAGCCTAGCCGGGTGGGGCGCGCTGCGCGCGTCTACGAGCCTGTTATATGGCGCTGGATCTAACGTCGCCTTGGGCATGGTTGGTCGCCTTGGGATCAATAAAATGCTCCGTGACAACGGCTATACGGAAATGGCCGACCAATACGAAGTCCTTGACAGATGGTCGATTGTAGCCGACGCGCTCTTGGGCGGGGGATTTGGTGCTTTGGGGCATAGCGCGGCTCGTCGCGCGTTTGAGGCCAAAAAAAATAAAAAGATATCGGCCGAAGAAGGGGGCGCAGAGACCGTGGTGGGCCAAACAATGAACGCGGTAGTTCAGGCTAGGGCCGGGAATGGTTTAGTGCCACTGACTCCCGCCGCTGCCCGTGACGTAGGAATCGCTAAAACAGAAACAATGGAAAAGGTGTTGAAGGGCGAGCAGGTTGTCGTCCAATTGCCTGACAACACCAGTGTCGACCCGACCGTTTTACAGCGAAGGGACGAAGCTGCGGAGGTGGTGAAGGAGCATTTTAAGAACGATCCCGTGCCGACACCTACTCCCCAGAATGGAGAGGGGTGGCAGATTGTAATTGCCCGGTCAGGCGACAACAAACAAAACATGGAGATTGAGGCGTGGGGTAGCCAACATCCGCTGATACAACGTGTGGCTGCAAATGGACGGACGGCTCGTATTGCAAAGGCGCCCGGCGGTGAATTGTCGCAATTTAACCGTTGGATGACCGAGCTTGGCCAAAAGGACACGGGCGGGGATATCATCCTCTACATCGGTTCCAGGGAACACCTCAATATAGTGGCGAACGATCTCGTCAAACATTTTGGCGACAGACTTCCGCCTCCCCGTGAGTTTACTGTGCGCGACGCCATTCCCGTATTCAAGGACATAAATGTTTGGGCGCGGTTTAGTGTTCCTGCCGACTGGATTTTTTTTACTCAGTACGGCGGGCCTGGCATTCCTGGCCTCCGTAGCGCCGGTACGTGGATTGGTGGCGAACGGGTGTTTAGCCCCGAGGCTTTGGCTGAAACCGACCGTGTTTTGAGGGAACGGTATGGTGTTTTTTATACCGGAGAAGCCAAAGAGACCGGCAAAGAGACTGCGAAGGCCGAAGCACCGGCCGCAGCACCGGCTGAAGCGCCGGCCGCAGCACCGGCCGAAGCGCCGGCCGGCAAACCGGAGGAACAGTTTCCAAATGTAATAATGGTGGACGAAGAGGGTAAAAGAGTTGATGCCAATGAGTTAATCAACCGGGTGCGTAGGGAGGTAAAAAACGCAGAATCACCCGAAGCACGGAACGAGGCGCTAATTGTCGCACGCTGCTTGTTTTCATCGGTTTGAAAATGGATGGTCGGTAAATGCCTACGTCCCTAGCTACATCTTGCCGCGTCAAGGTCGAAGCGCAGTTAAAACTCACGAAAAAAGACGCGGAACAAGTCACGAAGGATATTACTATGATCGTGCGGGGCCTTGCCTCTGCGGACAACGTGGCGTGGGCGGCTATGACGATAGCGCAACGGATACAGGCCGCTGCAGATAACTATGTGATATTCCGAAAAGAAAGGGCTGAAAAGGTTTTGCAGCGAACACTGCAAAAGGCTGAAATATTCAAGGCTTTTAATGATCGGCTAAACGCTGGGGATGATCCTCGTCAAGTTATAACGGATATGGTGTTTTCGAGAGACGGGGCGAAGATGGAGGCTTTTGAATCCAAGGAAAAAGCCATCACGCATTATTTATTGTCGCTAAGCTTTAGCGTCTTTGATTCATTGATGAAAAAATTTGGTCCCGTTCAATGGAATAGCAAAGCGGCAGCGCGGGATTTTATCTATGCGATTCACGGCGAGAAAAGCAGCCCCGCGATGAAGGCCATTGCGGAAACCTGGTCGAAGACCGCAGAGTTCGCGCGCCAACGATTTAACGCTGTGGGCGGCGCGGTTAACCGACTTGAGGATTGGCTCATCCCGCAGAGTCACTCGTTGATAAAGGTTTCCAAAGCCACCAAGGATGGATGGGTCAAATTTATCATGCCGCTGCTCAGGCGCGACCGATATGTGCATGATGATGGCCGCCTAATGGATGACGGTGAACTGATCACGTTTTTAGAACATGCCTATGATACGATTAGTTCGAATGGGGCAAACAAGCATTGGAAAAGTGGAGGGTCCAAAACTGGAAGACGAGAACTCGGCAGCCGTTATTCAGAGCACCGGGAACTCCATTTTAAGGATGCCGAGTCCCAAATTAAATACAATGAGGAATACGGCGAGCACAACCTGTATGATACGATGCTTAATCACCTTGCTGCGGTATCACAAGACATCGCCTTGGCGGAGACATTCGGGCACAACGCTTACGACAATATTAACGCCCTTCTTGCAATGGCACACGAAGCCGCCATAAAACAGCATAATATTGATCCAGAAAAATTAGAAACACAGTTCAACCAACTCCGTAGAAAGGTTCATTTCGCAACAGGCAATGTTGATGACCCTGTGAACCCGCGCCTTGCGAGGGGTTTTGACACGTTGCGCAGATGGATGGTCGCTTCACGTCTGGGCTCGGCGGTTATCGCCGCGCTTGGTGATACCGTTTTCATGCATTTGACTGGGCACGTCTTGAACCTGCCACACGTACAAATCACCGCTAATGCGATCAGAAGTTTACCAAATACGGATGCCGCCAAAAACCTTGCGATACGCATGGGTCTCGCGGCGGATACGGTCACGGGATCGCTGAACCGGTTAATGGAAAATGGATTAGATGCTCACAGCTTTGCATCCAATATTGCCTCATCGGTTATGCGGATGAGCGGCATGACCTGGCTGGATGCCAGCCGCCGCCGGGGGTTTGCTATGACCCTTTATTCGGCGCTTGGCGAAATTGTTGGCAAGTACGATAGGTTAGACCAGATTGCCCCTGGCGACCATCGCATCCTGCTCGGAAAAGGCATTACGCCACAGCATTGGGCCATTTGGAAGATGGCAAATCTGGATGACATAGGCGTCGGCAATGGACTGTTGACGCCGGCGGGGATCATGGACATCCCAAATAACAAACTGATGGCTAAGTTCAACATGACAGAGGCGGATGCCGAAAATGCGAAATTCCTGGCCGCGCGACGGTTGCTGTCCGCGACGCTAGACGAAACCGATATAGCGGTCCTTCGTCCAGGTAAGTTGCAGAATTATTATATGTCCGGCCAATTTGCTCGCGGCACCTTTTTCGGGGAACTCGGGCGCTCAATCTTCCTGTTTAAGTCCTTCCCGTTCAGTCTGGTGGCAAAGCACTGGATGCGCGTTGCGCACATGCCAGGAACTACCAGTAAAGCGGCCTATATCGCGTCGATAATAGCCGGAACAACAATAATGGGTGCCATGACTTTGTCGATAAACAATATTCTCTTGGGCAAAGACCCGCCCAGCTTTAACCCCGCCCACCCCGACGGGTGGAAAAACGTGTTTGCCGCGATGCTCAAGGGCGGGAGCCTCGGGCTATATGGCGATTTTCTGTCCTCGCAAACCCAGCAATATACCAACGTCGGAGTTTTGTCCACTATGGCGGGTCCGTTGGTCAGCGGGATTGAAGAGTTCATAGGACTGACCCATGGCAACCTCATTGAATTTTTTCAGGGCACCGACACGAATTCGGGGGCGGAGCTTGTGCGCTTTCTCCAACACAACACCCCAGGCGCCAGCCTCTGGTTCGCAAAGGGGGCGCTCAATCACCTGATTTTCCAGCAACTGCAGGAGCATTTCTCGCCGGGTTACCTCAAAAGGATGGAGCGCAGAGCCAGAAAATTCGGCACCACGTTTTTTTGGAAACCCGGCGCATCATTCAGTGACATTGATCGGTGGCCTGATCTTGCTAAAGTCTGGCGCGCACAATAACGTGCCGGTATCGTGAAAGGGGGGGCGTAATGACAATCTCATCCCAGACCTCGAAGGTGTCGTATGCGGCCAACGGCTCGACGACAATCTTCGCGGTTCCGTTCTATTTCCTTGCCATCGGCGATCTGAAAGTAATCTATCGAGCGGCCAACGGCACGGAAACCGTCAAGACGCTCACAACGGATTACACCGTCAGCGGCGCGGGCAACCAGGCCGGCGGGTCGATTACGACAACAAGCGCAGCAGCAACGGGCATCACGGTGGTGATCGCGCGCAATACGTCGTACACGCAGGAGGTTGATTATCTCTCGAATGACCCATTCCCGGCCGAGACGCATGAGACTGCGCTCGACAAACTCACGATGGAGGTGCAACAGGTCAATGAAGCCATCGGCCGCGCCATCAAGCTGTCGCAGACCAACACGATCACCTCAACCGAATTCACGATTGGCGCAGCCAGCCGCGCCAACAAGATTTTTGCATTCGATAGCTCTGGGGAGCTGTCGATCACGCAGGAGCTTGGCACATTTCGCTCCACCTGGGTGACGGCGACATCCTACACTGTGCGGGACATCGTCAAGGATAACACCAACAACAACATCTACATCTGCGTCACCTCCCACACCTCGACGGGCTCGCTACCGATTTCGGCCAACGCTGGGGTGGCCTACTGGTCCTTGCTGGTTGATGCAGAGTCGGCATCAAGCTCGGCGACGGCGGCGGCGAGTTCGGCGACGGCCGCCGCGACCAGCGAGACCAACGCCCTGTCACACGCCAACGCAGCCCAGGCCGCCGCAGCCTCGATCTTTTGGGATTACGCCAGCACGACCGCAATGGCAGACCCCGGCACCGGTAAAATCCGGGTCAACAACGCCACACTTTCCTTGATCACGGCCGTCGCCGTGTCGGCACAGTCGAACTCCACCGGGAACCCGGACGTTTCTGATTACATCGTGACGTGGGACGACAGTACCAGCACCACGAAGGGTCACATCATCGTGCGCGAAAGCGGGGCTCCTGATACGGTTCTTGTTTTGGCTGTCTCTGGCTCCGTGACCGACAACGGGAGCTGGCTGCAAATCCCTGTGACGTATGTCGCGTCGGCCGGGTCGCTCTCCAACGGCGACGATCTTTATTTGTCCTTCAGCCGCTCTGGCGACGCTGGCGTCGGCGACTTCAAGGCCGATGGCACAGTTGCGATGACCGGGAGCCTTCAGTTGGGAACTGGGACCGCGCTAGTGTTCGAGGGCGCGACTGCTGATCAGTTCGAAACCACCGTGACCGTGGTCGATCCCTCGGCGGACAGGACCATCACGATTCCAAACGCCGACAGCTATCTCCCGATTTTTGCGCATCATATGACCTTCTCCGGTCCCACGACGGCACGGACATATACGCTGCCTGACAGTGCTCAGACCTTAGCGGCGCTCGGCGCAAATCAAACCTTTACCGTCTCGCAGCGCGGCGCGATCACAGCGCTGTCTGATGCGTCAACGGTCACGCCGGATTTCGCCTCTGCGAACAACTACAGCTTGACAATCGCCGGCAACCGCACGCTCGCCAATCCGACCAACCAGACCGCAGGCCAGAGCGGCGTCATCGTCATAACTCAGGACGGCACCGGCAGCCGCACGCTGGCATATGGAAGCAACTACAAATTCGCTGGCGGCACCGCGCCGACGCTGACAACCACGGCGAGCGCGGTGGACGTGCTGGTCTATTACGTTGAGAGCGCGAGCCGCATCACCGCGACGCTGATCAACGATGTGAAGTGATGTCATGACTATACCAGGTTCTTCCCACGCCCTGCTGCTGTCCTCGCTTGCGGGCTACGAGATCCCGAATTCGCTGCGCTTCCGCGCGAGCAACAGCGCGTATCTGGAGCGCACGCCGGCAGGCGCGGGCAACCGCCGGACCTGGACATGGTCGGCGTGGGTGAAGCGGGGGACGCTCGGCGGCGCGGTGTCGATGAACCTGTTCGTCGGCAATCGCGCTGGCACGACGGACGCGACCTATACCTCGATCACGTTCACGACGTCGAACCAGCTGGCCGTTAGCGGCTACGCCACCAACTGGCGCATCACGACCGCGGTCTTCCGCGATCCGACCGCGTGGATGCACATCGTCGTCGCGCTCGACACGACGCAGGCGACGGCCTCTGATCGCGTGAAAGTCTACGTCAACGGGACGCAGATCACCGCGTTCGGCACCAGCAACAACCCGGCGCTCAACGCAGACCTCGGCATCAACCAGGCCGCCCTGCACAGCCTCGGCCGCGACGTCAGCGGCGGGCCGACGTTCTTCGACGGCTACATGGCCGAGGTGAACTTCATCGACGGCCAAGCCCTGACGCCCTCCAGCTTTGGCTCGACCGACAGCGCCACGGGCGTGTGGGTGCCGAAGAAGTACGGCGGCACTTACGGCACCAATGGTTTCTATCTAAAGTTCGCAGACGCTTCTGCCGCCACCGCAGCCGCCATCGGCAAGGATAGCAGCGGAAACGGGAATAACTGGACGCCAAGCGGCATCTCGGTCACGAGCGGCGTCACGTTCGATCAGATGACAGACACGCCGACG